GCATCTTCAATCATCCGAAGTTGATTGAGAGGTTTGATAGCTTTATGTAGATAACTCAGAACGACTGCTCTACGTGAATCCATTAAACCAGAAACAACCGAAACGATTGAATCTGTTGTAATACGAACACCGACTGGACCATAATTGGATGATGAACCAGCCATAACCTTATCATTGTAGATGTAATATTCGTTAACTGTTTGCATAACATCTGCACCAGTACGCTCATCTTTCATCTTCTTAATCTCACGGACCTTACGCAATTTACGTGGGTCAATGTATCGTAATTCTTTAATGCCTTCTGCCGGATTATTTCTATCGATAATCACATGATAGAACATTCTACCATCAATATAATATCTACGGAAGATATCTTGTGCCATGTTTTGATAATTAAACAAACGAAGAACTGTAGTAAATTCTTCTTTGATGGCTTTCTTAATCTTCTCTGGTTGTTTCAGGTTATCTAAAACAATATTTGTAATTGTACCATCATCGTCTTGTACGATGGCTTCATTAATTATGTCATCTATCGCAGATTCAATTTCTGGTTGCATTGCCATTTCACGGTAACGAGAGATGAGTTCTACCTCATTCTTGGCCGTACCGTCAAGGTCAACGTATGTACCGTAGTAAGCGGCAGATGTAATAGTTAATGCGCCGTCATCGGTTGACGGTGGCGAAAACGATTGCTGAGACTCTTTATCGAGCTCATCCTTTTCACGGGATATCGTAAAACCGAAAAGTGAAAACTTATTTGTATTAGCCATATTTTTAAATTAATTATAAAGTCAAGAAAACATAAAGGAGGGCAGTTAGCCCTCCGTAAAAATCAGGAAGTTGTTGTCTCTGCTTCCCACCATTGATATGCAAACGTAGTTTGATATTCTTCAATGGCATCATTTGAGCCCCAATCGAGGTCAATTGGTGCCAAATCTACTGGAAATAATCCAACAAACTTATATTTTTTAAGTTCGCCACCTGTTTTTCCATACTGTGTAACTGTTGCGTCTACTGTGTAACCGCTTGTACCCAAGGCAGCAGTATTACGGACATTACTAGCGTGACTGTTAATAGCATTCATCCATGATTCGATAGAATTTCTAATTGTGAAATCTTCATCATTGATAATTGTTAATGTCCAGTCAGCGAAAGTTCTGTTGCCAGCAAATTTCAGTTCACGACCAAAATAATAGACTGGCACAGTACCAACGGTAGAACCTGGTAACTGTGCTGTCTTGGCCATGAATGTTACTTTTTGTCCAGCAGCAACGCTGTTTTGAGCAATAGTTGGAAAAGTTAGAGAGACAGAAAATAGATTAGGACGGGCACCGTCCCCAATCATATTCGCTCTAAATTCTGCTACATTGAATGCCATTCTTTTCTCCTGTTATGTTTTATTTATTAAGCCACACCAACGATAGTGTTGAAGTCAACACCAGTTCCAACGGCCACAAAGTTCAACTGGATGAAGTTGACAGAACGAGCAGGTTTAATGTAGATATCACCAACAAATTGATTTGAGTCAATAACGTTTGATGTGTTATTGGTTGAATCACAAACCACTTTGAAATCTGTAATACCACGGCGACCTTGAATGTCACGTAAGAATGGAGTTACCAAACTAATAAATTGAGCACGTGTGAATTCATCATTCAATTCGAACAATGAATATTGTGCTGCCTTAGCGATAGACTTTTCTAATGTGATAAACAAACGGCGAACGTTGATTCGGCTGAATGCTGATGGTTTAGATTGTAATGTTTTGTCACCAAACAACACGGTACCTTGACCTGGGAATGTAACAACAGGGTTAACACCTTGTGCATACAAGGTATCACGGTATGTCTTGGTTGGGTTCCAAGCAAGTTTGATAGCGTTCTTGATAGCACCACGGTTGAAACCGGCAGGTGAGAACCATGGGTCTTTAATAGAGTCTGTATAGACACATAGACCAGCAATATCACCGTTCAATGGAATCCAACGATACACATTGTTATACTTGTCGTATTGGTATTTCCAACCAGAATCAGCAACCACATAAGAAGAACTTCTGCCTAAAGCAGTCAACCAAGAATTGATGTTTGTAGTTTCGTTACCTGCTTGGTTCACAACGTTTGCACTTGGTGGAGAAATGAATGTTACACAATCAGCACGTGCTGTAGACAGGTTGTCAATAACGTATTGTTGTGTTGCAATTGCTGCATCAGCAGTCAATATCAAAGAAACGTCAATGGTTTCTTTGTTTGCAAATAAACCATAACCTGTTTGAATGTTACCAGCAGTAGGAGTTGAATCTACACCACCAGCTAAATTAATATAATAACCTACTGGCCATGTAGAAGCTGAAATTCTATTGAAAGTGGCAGATGATGTTGAACCCCATGTACTAGAAGTATTTGAATAATCAACTGGATCCATAACATAGATATACTTTGAATTGTTAAAAATTACTTGTTTGTAATACGTACTAGAACCATTCAACACACCATCAGATGCTTTAGAAATAAATGGATATGTTTCTAATACTGTACCTGCTGTACCAGTAATTAATCCACCTTGGTCTACAACAATAATATGCATCTCATCATTTGATCCACCAGCAGTTGTTGCTTGTGTTGAAGTTCCTGGAGTAGATGTGAAATATGATTTGTATGTCCAAAGATTGAATGATGTTGTGTTTGCAGAATCAAAAACTTCAACTTTGATTGAATTACCTAAAGCACCAGGATAACGTGCTGCAAAAGGACCATAAGCATTTGAAGAATTAACATTTAAATATGTTGCTTCATATGAATCTTCGTTGGTAATTTGAATGCTTGCGTTTGCATTTGCTGTAGCATTTGAAGTACCAGAACCTACAGCACGTACAATTTGTAAATTATTTCCGTAAGCTAAGAAGTTTGAGGAAGTAAAGAATGCAGTTGCTGTGTTTGAATTTGGTTTACCAAATGTTTGTGTTAAAGTGATTTCACTATCGATTAATTTAATTTTGTTTGCTGGACCCCATTGGAATCTTCCAGCAAAAGCACCAGAAGTTGTAAGTGTAGAAGGTACGACTGTCGTTAAGTCTACTTCTGATACATTTACACCTGGAGAGATTTGAAATGCCATTTTATTCTCCTTGAATTATTATGATTTCTCTTGGCAGTTATACCATGGAGATATTTATGAAAGGCTGGATTTACATCCTTGAAAGCATCTTTCGTGTGAAGTTTGCGTAGGTGTCTCCACCTTCTGGTCTTTCCCATAAATCACCACCCCAAACCTCAAAGTCATGTTCTAAACCATCTTCAATAATAGGTGCTGGTAATACATCATCATCTATTTGATTCATATTTTCCAGCTGAATCTGTTTACGAATATCGTGGTTGACAATTTCTTTGAAATATTGTTGAGTAGTTAACCATGAGAACATGACCAGAGTCATCACGGTATCGTCATTGGCACCATCTTCAGCCTTAAATGTATTCTTTTGTTGAACAAAAGTTGTCAATTCTGAATAGGTATCAAAGTCATTAATCACCAACTTGTCACCCTCAATCAAGGTTTTAAGGTTGGAACAACCAATTGCCTTTACCTGAACTGACATTTTCAGTCCCATCTGAATACCACGGGCGAAGCCAGCAGACAGTTGTTGTGGTTTCTTATTACCAGTAAATATCTTCCATAAGTTCTCGTATTCAAAATCTGCGTGTAGTGAATCCGCTACCTGTGGATTATTATTTATCTCTACCAAAACATAGGCATCATTATAATATCTAGCCGTATTGTAAATAACTGTTGGGAATAATATAGGTGTGATTGACGAACTCTTATATGTGGCAACTTGTCTGTATGGTGTCTGAGATATATCAATAACTGAGAATGCAGAACTATCTAGATTCTTACCTTCTGATACGTCTACACAGATACAATACAGATGGTCTGACTTAGATTCATCTACACCTTCTTTGACTGGATGTTCATAAATCTTCAGTAAGTCATGGTTAGCAATAGGATCTTTGTATGCTATCTGTTGTAATTTGTAACCAGAAATCAACGTATTGGTTGAACCCAAAAACTCGGTTTCAAACTCTTGTTGGAATTGACGCAATGAAGTGTTACGAATTGTTTCTTCTTTCCATTTCTCAT